CTGCACCGCTTGGAATACCAAATGTTTTCACACCAACACCGAAAATATCAAATACTTTTTCAACAAGTTTACTTGGTTTTTCGATGTAATCTAACACATCACCAATAACTTTGCTTGCAGTTTTTCCTGCTGCTTTCGCCCAACCTACTCCTGTAGAAACTGCCTTACTGGTAGCGTTTTTCACACCACCCCACATATTACCTAACTTACTTCCTAATGATTCATCTGAATCGTTAGCGTCTTTATGTTTATGTTTTTTGGGCTTTTTACCTCCACCAAGAAGATTGAACATAGTACCACTAGCAAATTTTGGCAAAGTACCTGTCGCGAATGCAGGGTGATTATTTAACATACTATGTGTTTGAGCTCCGTTATATACTCGACTTCCTTTAGGTAAAAATGCAGTAGTATCACGGTTAGGAGTTATCGCAGTTCTACCATTAGGATAACGAATCATCTCGTGTCTGAAACCACCAGGACCATTACCTCGTCCTTTATCTCCAACTGTTGCGAATGTATCTTGATTTATTTTGCCATTTGTTACATATTTTTGTGTATGTGTTGTACCTGTGTGTAGTTTTAAAGTTGGCAATTTATCCATGCCTAACTTACCTGCTACCCAGTTAACACCACCAATTAATTTATTTAAACCGCCTTTGACGCCACCAACCATATTACTAATGTGACTTTTAATTCTGCCGATTAAAGTTTTAAGACCGCTTGCCATGTTTCTAAAGGTATTACGAACGCTACTCCATAAACCTTTGGCTAAGCCAGTTACAGAGTTCTTCATGCCTTTCCATTTAGAAATGGTGTCACTTTTTACTCGTCCAAATGTTGAACTTGTACCACTTTTTAAACGGCTCCATGTTCCTTTAACACCACTCCATAAACCTTTTGCATGACTTACAACAGAACTTTTAATACTCTTCCAAGTTTTGATTGTCCAATTTCGTAATCTACCAAAAATTGACTTCGTACTACTCCAAAGATTATTAAATGCTTTTTTAACTCCATTATACAATCCTTTAGCTAAACTAATGACTTTGTTTCTGATGTACGACCAAACCTTGACAGAATAGTTTCTGATACTTGAGAATACACGTTTTACAAAATTCCAAGTACCACTAAACGCTCGTTTCACACCACTATATAAGCCTTTAGCTAACGCGATAACCTTATTTCTGATATAAGTCCATGTTTTAACACTGAAATTACGTATACTGCCAAAAACTTTTTTTACTGCGCCCCATAAGCTATTGAATGCACGTTTGACACCATTACCTAATGCTTTGGCAAGTCCTACCACTTTATTTTTGATGTAGCTCCAAACCGAAACAATCCAACCGCGTAAAGTGGTAATAATTTTACGTACTCCGTTAGATAAACCTCGTATAGCTCCAACAACACCGTTTTTAATTGCATTCCAAACGCGAATAGAAACTGCTTTAATGAAATTCCAAGCACTAACGATAAAAGATCTTAATCCACCTATTACACGCTTAGCAATAGCAATCATTAATCGTATTATACCAACTATTGCATTTTTGATTCCGTTCCAAATTACTATACTGACAGTTTTAATACCATTCCATATAGCTACAAATGAGTTGCGCAATCCACCCATAAGTGCTTTAGCTACGTTAACAGAAATTCGAACTGAACTAATAATTACATTTTTAATTACATTCCAAACAGTGCGTACTGCAGTAAGCATTAATAAGCCAATCGTTCTTAAGAAAATAAGTAGATTGCCAAATGTCATTCGAACTAATCCACCGATTGCCATTAATGCACCACTGAATATTTGTTTAATACCTTGCCACATTAATCCGAAATCGCCAGTGAAAATTCCTTTAAATAGCTTAATTACACCACTTATAGCAGTTAAACTGCCCTGAACAATCATTCGTATACCAGTAAACACATTGATAACAATTGCTTTGATGCCACCAAACACAATACTGAACGCGCTTCTAATACCATTAAGTATAGGTTTGATAACCACATTGAATAATGTATTCAATATTAAACCTACTGCACTTTTAACTGCATTAAAGGCATTAATAATTGTTGACCCATTCTCTTGCCAAAAAGCTTTAAAGAATGAACCAATAGCTACTGCAGTAGAGCGAACAAACGAGATAAACTGATTATAGGCGCCACGTAACATTACAAGAGTAGATGTAAATTGTCTTGCCGCTTCTTCAGGTAATATTTTTTTAAGTATATTAAATCCACCTGCAGTGTCACCACTAAAGACTGATTTAATAGCACTTCCGAATTGTTTTATGACATTCCATAATGACATAAAGCCATTTTTTACAGGTGTGATAACGGCATTAACTATGTTTCTAAAGGTTTCAGATTTCTTATAGGCTACATAAAAGGCTACACCTACGGCTGTAATTGCTCCTGTTATTAATGCATATGGCCCTAACGACGCCCATGCAGCAACTGCTTGAGCTCTTAGTAAGCCTATCATCGTTCTAATAGGACCTAGTGCTTTAGATATGCCATTTCTGAAGCCTGCCATGATACCTTCGCCTGCACCTAGTTCATTCAGTAATTTCATAGCTCCTGCTATTCCTGTGATTCCATTAGCAACCGCGCCAGTCATCATAAGTAATGGTCCTATTGCTGCAACCAATCCCGCAAAAACTGTGATAACTTGTATCACAGGTCCAGGTAATTTAGTAAGGGCACCAATTATACCAGTCAATACATGTATCAAACCTGTTAAAGGTCCGCCATTACTTTGAGTGATCTTAATTGCTAATGATTCAAACGCACCACCAAGTTGTTCAACGGCACCTTTAAGTGTATTGTTCATCTTGTCTGCTGCTTCTTTACTTGCACCGTCTGAATTCTTAAGTGATTTACTATACTTTCCTATTTTATCAGGACCTGCATCAATCATTGCTAAGAAACCACTAGCCGATTCAGTACCAACAATTTGAGACACTGCTGCAAGTTTTTGTTCTTTCGTCATACCTTGCAATCCTTTTTGGAATTGCCCTACTAAATCAGGCATACCAACAAACTTACCTTTAGAATCTGTAAGGGAAATACCTAGTTCGTCCATTGCTTTTTGTGACGCTTTGGTAGGTTTAGCTAATCGAATTAATGAAGCTCGTAATGTTGTACCTGCTTGCTCACCTTTTAAACCTGCATTACTCATTGCCATAATAGCACTAGATGTATCTTCAAGACTCATACCTAATGAATGAGCAGGAGTTCCTGCATATTTCAATGCTTCTCCCATGTAGCTTACATCTGCGGCAGATTTATTCGCACTCATAGCTAATACATCGGCGATATGACCCGATTTAGACGCTTCTAAACCAAATGAGTTCATTGTAGACGCCATAATAGTTGCAGTAGTAGACATGTCTGCACCACTTGCTGCTGCTGCATCAATAACACCTGGAATCGCAGACATTGTTTGTTTAGCGTTAAAGCCCAATGCTGATAATTCTTTCATACCATTACCAACTTCAGACGCACTAAATACAGACTTAGCACCTAAGTCAATAGCTTGATCAGTCATTGCTTTTAATTGACCCTTACTTGCTCCTGCAATAGCACCAACCTTAGCCATTTGAGATTCAAAGTCCATGCCTTTTTTAATTGCAGCACCAAATCCTGCAACTACTGGTAAAGAAATATACATAGACATGTTAGAGCCTATATTCCTCATAGCCATTCCTGCACTATTGATTGAATCTCTATATTTGTTGACGCTTTGTATTGATCTACCAAATCCACTTGTGCTTAAAGCCTGTGCATTACGTTGCTTTTGAGACAACTCATTATAAGCATGTCCAGTTTGGCGTATCTCAGATTCAAGCTCATTCATTTTAACTTTTTGTTGGACAATTGCACTTGCAAGTTCACGTGCCTCTTGACTGTTTTTACCTTGAGCATTTGCTACAAAATTGTATTGAGCGGTTAATTCTCTTAAAACTGTCTTTTGTTGTGTCATGTTGTTCTTTAACATAATCAAATGATTTTTATAACTATTTACACTTTCTCCTGCTTTAGAAAAATTACTTCTAGATAAAGTTAAAGTGTTATTCAAATCTGTCATTTTATTACGAATTTGAGACATGGAAGAAATACCTTGTTGTTGTTCCATTTTCAAACGTCTATGAGCTTGAGTTGTACTATTTAATTCAACACCTAAGTTTTTAAGTTTAAGTCGCTCTTCACTTAATTGAACACCTAGCTCTTGAGCCTCTTTACTTGTTGCACCATACTGATGCTTAGCGTAATCATATTGTTTTGCTAAATTCTGAACAATGAGTTGTTGTTGTTTCATGCCATTATTTAGCGATTCAATTTTCGCTTTATAGGCACTTGCCGTTTGGCCTGACAACTTAAAATTATTAGCACTAATACGTAAAGATTGTGCTACTTGTGTAATCTTTTGTCTAATTTGAGTCATAGACATCGTTGCAGACTTTTGTTCCATTGCAAACCGTTGTGCTTGAGCTGAAGTTTGACGGTATTGTCCCTCTAAGGTGTCTAAAGATTGCTTTTCTTGAAGTATCTTTTGTCTTAACTGTAAAGCCTCTTGGCTATTCACACCTTGTTGTCTCGCCACATTACGATACCTTGTTTCAAGCGTTTGGATTGTACGTTTATGCTTTTCTATTACGACATTTAAGCTGTTTAAATAGCTTTCGTAGCCTTTTGTAGACTTCTCTCCGCGTTCAAAAGCCATATTTGTAATATTTAATTGACGTCTCATCGTACCCAAAACATTATCTATCTTCTCCATAGAAAATACAGTTCGTTTTGTTGATTGACCAAACTGATTTAATTCTGTTTCTGTTTGATTTAACTGTCTTTGATACATATTTAAGGCTCTATTTTGACGACTATACTCCAATCTTAGCTTTTCCGCTTCTACACTTGAACGTTGTTCTTCTGTAGACATTTTTTTCAATTGATTGGCAATGTCTTTCATACTGTTTTCAGTAACATCAATACCTTTTCTTAACTCTTTAGTTCTAGTATTTAAGTTACTCATTGAACGTTCAGTATTTTTAAAATCTGCATTAGATCTTGTCATCTCACTACTTAATGTTTTGAATTGAGCTTTGATTTGTTTGAGAGAACGCTCAACCCCAACATCTTTCATATTCATTAATATGGATAAACCTTTAATATCTGCCACTCATTGTCCCCCTTTCTTAAAATAGGATAAAAAAATAAAGCCCTAGCAATTATGCTAAGGCTAGAAATTTGCAAATATTGCATCTGCTTTAGCATCGGAAGTGACTTTATTAGTGTTACGTTCATCTAGTATTTGTAATACATAGTGATAAGGCATCTTTAACACTTCATTAACATCCTTTCCTTCCTTTACTAAATCTCTGACAACAATATCTAAATGATTTAACATACTTGAGTAAGTTAAATCGTCTTCATCTAATTGGTTTAACTGATGCTCTGAATAAACTTTTTTGTTTCTTCGTCTTGTTGTCCATTTGCGATGAATTCAACTTGTCTTTGTAAAGCAGTTACTGCATCTGGTGCATGTAATCGAGCTTTTACGTCTTTTGCAGTGAATTGACCACCGTAAATTTTCACAACAACATCGATTAATTTATCTAATTGTTCTTTAAAACTCATTTCAACTTCTCCTGATTCCACACGTTCTAACTCTGCCATGATGTCTGTTGCTTCATAAAGTACATCCATTGGAATAAAGTGTGGTGTTAAGAAAGTCTCCATTTTAATTTCTTCAGCTTTTGGGTTTTCTACTAATTGAATGTAGTTACGTTTTAATTTAGCCATTTTATTTCTCTCCTTATTTGTTATATAATCTTTCAAAAAATGGTGTTTCATGTCCTGCTTTTTCTAAACGCTTTTCAAAATCGTTAATCTCTTTTACTGTTGCGTCTACTTCTTCATTTTGTTTATATGATCTGTCGGTTTTTTTATCTTTACAATCTGCTAAAACTTTAAATTTGGCCATTTAATCACTCCTTAAGAGTTGTTATTTTTGTATACAAAAATAGGCGACCGATTAAAGTCGCCATAAATCAATTATGCAGTTGGTGTTGCTACCTCTGTTTTAGAATCGTAAGCACCTAGTAATAAACGTTTGAAGAATTCTGACTCATCATCATCTTTAGACTTAGAATCAAAAATGATTTTACGTTTGTCGTCGCCAATACGATGCATTGCAGTACCTTCAACTTCTTCTTGAGAGAATTCCCATTTATCTTCTGCAGTTTGACCTTCCATTTTCGGTTCAGAGAACATAACTTTCGTTAAACCGACACGTTGGAATGAACCATCACGACGTTCACGTTTAAACCAAACAGCAACATAGTTACTTTGTTTACCTTTTAATTCTTCATAGATACCATTTTCGTCGTAAACTTCATTGAAGATAATTTCTCTGATTTCTTGTGGGAATGCATGCATAGTTAAGTTGATTGAAGCTTCACCATCAGTTGTACCTGATTCAATGATACCGCCATCTGCATAAGCATTAACGATTTCTCCACCAGATTCAACAGAAACTTCTTGTAAACCTCTTGTTTGAGTTACTTTTTCGTAAACCATATTACCTACTTCATCTGTAGTTAATACTGCGAACCCTAAATCCTTAATATTGATATATGAACGTGGCGTTTTTGCTTGTTTGACCATAATTAATTTTCCTCCTTATAAAAAATAGCCTCATATCGTCTCGTTGAACGATACAGGCTAAAGTCCTTATTATATTCATTGCCTAAG